TGTCACATAAACAGAAATGGAGATTGCAACGCACACAGCAATCCACTTTATGACATCGGTAATCTGAATCCACTTCATTCCGAATCCCTCCTTTCCTCCACATAGCACCAGCTCTGCGGCGCTTCATACAGGGTGCATCCATTGACTGCACAGGTGGGCGGCTCCATATAGTTGCCAGACGGTTGATAGTTCTCGCAGTCTGCATTGCCGCAAACACCAGTCCCGTTCATGCCACAGAAACCGTGGCGGGAAAAGTCCTCCAGCTTGAGCGGCTCCTCGTAGAGCTTCAGCTGAGAGATCTGCCAGCCGTATACCGGCTCACCCTGCGCATACTTTACGATTTCATCAAGGGTCAGGCAGCTTTCATACAATGCAGGGAAGCGCTTGATGCTGATGCCCTTGCCGATCGGCCTGAAAGCATCAAATCCGATGCAGACGAACTCACCGAAAACAAGGCCGCTCCCACGACCGCCATCCATGGTCTCATAGATATAAACCTTGAACGGCACTTCCAGCTTCGGGCAGGTCTTGCGGACCTCAACCGTCTTGCGCCCCCGCCGGATCAGGTCACACCACTTGGGCTTGATGCTGATAAGGACTGCTTTCATGTGCACACCTCTTCTTCCAAATATTTTTTATCGTAAAACATTCCGTCCTCGGAAATGTCAAACTCCTCATGCTCCCAGTATGCGCCGCAAAAACTGCCGCATGATGCTGTCATCGAATTTATGGGACCAGCATCGGTGACGATGTACCGTTTGGACAGTTTCCCGTTCATCAGAACTTTGTAATCTCGTGATGTCTGATAATACTCGGAAACTATAATTTCCCCGCCGCACAAAGGGCATCGAGCACGGATTTCTTCTTTCACTTCCTGTCCACCTCCGCGCACGCCTTGCGGCACATCTCGCACTTTTTGTACGGTTCATCAAGCCAGCAGTTGAATAACAGGCACTTAGGTTTTCTATATTCCGGCGGTGCCTTATTTCCGTGTGTCTGGGTACGAAGTGCATGGTACTTGCACACTTCTTTTCCCCAAAAGTCCCCACCGAAACTACATTTTCCATATTCCGGTGACACTTCATGCGAAACCGTGATGGTTTTTTCTTTCATTGCTTTTCTTCCTCCGGCGGCTCTAACAGCGGCACCCACAAGTGTCATTGCTTCCGCCCTCATTCATGGTACATACGCTTGTTGCGGTCCCATTTCATCGTGACCGGGTTGCCGCACTTGCAGGGCACCGTGATTTCGGGGTCTTCCAGATTGGTGCGGCCACGGGCTTCAAAGTCACAGCAGGGGCAGGTGAATTCATACCGTGTCAGGTTGTCCAGTTGAATCTCTCCGCCGCAGCGGCAGGTCACGCTGGCACTGGGTTCCCGCAGGAACCGGCCAAACACATCCCCGCATTTCGGGCAGCGCAGGCGCAGAACACCGTAGGCCGTGCCTTTGGGGATTTCTTTCCGCTGGATACGCTTAGGCTCTGCCCCCGCAGGGGGGCTTGCCTTTTCCGTGGCACCGCCGGTCAGCGCACAGGCGGCAGCATTGGTGCTGACCTCCCGCAATGCCCGGCTCAGGTCAGATTTGATGCTGTGGATCTCCGCCGCATCAGGTGCGGCCTTGAGTTCCTCGTGACGCAGGCAAAAAGTAATCAGGCTCAGCTTCACAGCGCTCTGCTCCAGACGCTCCAGTGCAGAAACAGGGATAGCCCCCATAGTTTTCTCATTCATCGTTTTCAGTCCTTTCTTCATTTTTCTTGCAGTCCTGAACGGCATTGCAAGGTTCATCACAGGCTTTGCAGCACTTATCACAGTTCGGGTGTGCCGCCTTGCAGTAGTCACAATCCGACCACTTCTTTTCATCAGAGCCGTACTCCCGGAAAATCTTGTGGGTGCCGTCCCGCAATGCCTGCTCATCGTCGCTGATCTCATACCCCAGCGCCGTCAGCATTTCATAGGTGGCATCCAGTGTCGGATTTTCCCGATAAGAGTACACATATTTCTGGCGCTCAACATTCCAGTCCTTACTCCAGTAACCGCAATAGCTGCTGTCCATCGAAGAATAGGCAAGCGCCAGCAGCACCTTTTCCGGCATCGTACCGTAGACCCCATCTTCATCCAGAATTTTGTACCAGTCCTTGCCGGAACTGTCCACAAATTCCTGAGACAGTTCCACGCCGAGGATGTTTCCAATCAGGGTCAGGTCTAAATCAAAATTATCGTCTGCGGCACAGGCCATGTAGCGAGCAATGGCCGAGATGCCCTTTTTGCAGTCGGTAGGAGCCAGTTCCACCACGAATTCACGGCGGAGGTTGAACATAAGTTCCGTGATGTTGTGGAAACTTTCCCCAATCATGCGTTCTTCCTCGCGGGCGGCATCCCGCTTTGCCTTTTCGGCATCCTCTGCGGCCACATCACGGGTCTTGTACAAATCAATCTGCCCACTACTCACCTTGTAGAAATACTGGACATGATCTGCATCTTCCGGCACAACAACATCTTTGGTGATGTTCCACTTGCTGTACCCGGTAACGTGTTCGTGGGTCTGATAAGTAGCATTCGGGTCTTCGATTGCAAATTTCTTGAGGTCTGCAATCCATTCAGCCTTGCGGTGTTCCCACTTCTGATTTTCCAGAACTTCCTGCATCACCCGGCGGAAGTTCTGAGTGCCAAGAGCTTCCAGCGCCTTATTTTTGTCCTCAACGCTCTCAATCTTATCCAGCTCTGCGTAGTCCGAAAGAGTGGCGCCGCGAAGTTCTGCCCGGCGGAACGCATCCCGGTCAAGAGAAAGTAGCTTCACCCGGCGGCGGATAGTTGACTGGGAAAAGCCGGACTTGGATGCCACCTGCTCCACCGTGTCGCCCAGATCCAGCATCAACTGGAAGCCCTGCGCCTGCTCATAGGTAGTCAGGTCGGTACGCTGCATATTCTCGATCATCATGGTTTGCAGCTGCTCCCGCTCGTCCATCTCTACGATGGCACAGGGCAGCTCGTACAGCCCTGCCTGCTGCGCTGCTGCCGCCCGGCGGTGGCCGATGATGATGGTGTAGTCCTCGCTGGACCACACGGCCTTGGGTGTCCATGCTGCCGCTGCTGCGGCTGCATCCCCGCCCTCGTCAACGCACTTTGCGATGTACTCCCGGCTGTTGAGATAGTGGCCGGGGATTACGGTCAAGTTCTGATACACACCGTTTTCCTTGATGCTGGCGGCAAGTTCCGTCAAATCCCCCAGTTCCTTGCGGGGGTTGTCAGGGTGCGGATGCAGTCTCCTGCACGCAATGTTCGTAATTTCTGCCATGATTTATTTTCCTCCATGGTTTTAGAAAAATGTGAGCTGCCCGGTCTTGGTCTCGCACAGCGGCGGTGCAGCATCATCCTTTTGAGATTCCGGCTCTGCCTGCTCGCTCTGACGGCAGACCGGCTTCATAAGAAGTTCCATCTGCGCCCATTGACGGCGCAGATACCAAATATCCGTAGAAAAGAACGGTGTGTACCAAATCCTGCTTTGCGGCCCCGCCGGGAGCAGCCCACGGCGGTCATATGCGGTGCTTGGTTCTGTAATGGTGTTCCCGATGACTACATATCCAGCACAGCCCATGAAGCTGCACTGGATGTAGCACATCAGACCCACAATAAAGTCAATGTCTTGGGCAACGACAAGGACTTTGTTGTGATAGCAAATATTTCTGCTCTTGCAGATATTCAGAAAGGCCAGCAGTGTTGCGCCCGCTCCGCAAGCCGGGTCTGACACAGAGATGAAGCCCTCCATGTCAGGCACGAGTTTGGCATCGAATGTAAGCTCTGCCATACAGCGGCACACATCGTATGGAGTGAAGAACTGGCCAGAATGGTTATTTCCCAACTCACACATCATGTACAGTGACCCCAGAAAATCCTGATCCGGGTTCTGCTCCATTCCCATGACCACCTCGGCCAGCATTTCAGCCATTCCGTTCCGCTCTGCTGCGGAGTATTTGGAAATGATGGTCTGATAGTCTTTGGTGCGCTCCGGGGCGTTCAGCTTGTCCGTTGAGTTTGAGATCTCGATGGCTGTCAGGTGGATGAAGTCTCTCCAAATCTCCCAGCGACTATGCTTTCCCGTCAGTCCTTCAAAGATTTTGAGGAAGTTTTTCTGATGGTCATCACGGATGCTGCGTGTCACTGCTGCCTTTGCCATTGATTATTCCTCCTCTGTGTCAGCGAGGAGATAGTGACCGTTGGAGAACTCGATCACGCCAGCGGATTCCATGTCATCCAGCAGGGCGATGGCCTTTTCTGCGGTCACGCCCATCTTTTCTTCCAACATGGCCTGCGTGATGCCGTTGTTCTGCCGTGCAATCTCGGTGGCCTGCGTCAGTTCGTCCGAAGTGGGCTCGTCCTCCTCGTCATCCTCGATTTCTTCCAGCGGTTCGGCCTCCCCGGGGAGATTCGGGGAATCAGGCTCATTTCCCCGGGGCGCATCCTGCTGCCCACCGGATTCCGGGATGTCAGGCATCTTGTAGCCGAGGGCTGCCAGCTTGCCGCCCTCAACCAAATCCCGGAAGAAAAACTGGAGCCAGAGGTAGTGCATATTCTTGAAGATGTTCTTGATTTTGTTGAACAGGGTGTCGGAGATCGTGAATGTCTTGCTCATGCGGTAGGTCAGGTTTCCGTCCTTGACGGTGAACAAGATGGATGCGCCCGGCGAGATGTAGTTGTCCTCGGTCGCTTCTTCCAGCATCGACATCTGCTCACCAACGCCGCCCAGCGGACGGATAACCAGCTTGATGGGATATGCGTTCTTGATGAACACATAGCTCAGGTTGTTGGCCTCGCAGATTCCCTTGAGTTTTTCACGGTAGACTGCGAAACGTGCGGATTCAGACAGAGAATTATCCATGATGAAGCTCCTTTCAAGTAGCTTTTAAGTAGTCGAAAATTTATAGTCGTTCTCCCGGTTCTCGATGGCGGTCAGACCCAGTGCGTAGGCTGCCCACACATCAGCCTTGAAGCCATAGAAGAAATCCGGGGCTTTCTTTGTGCCCTTGCCGTTTTTCAGGTCGTTGGCTGCAAATCGGTCAATCAATGCCCGCCGGATGGCGGTGTCGTTGGCTCGGCTGTCGTGGCAAATGTGCTTTTTCTCCTCGATGCGGCACATCATCCGCACCGGGCACCGGGACGAAAGCACCTGATAGAACCGACCGATCCAGACCGTGGTGTCGAAAACGTCCCGACCAACGGACATCCCGTAGGAGGCCACCATTTCGATGACCGCCCACCGCCATCCCTGCTTGGCAGCCGATTCCAGCTTTTTCAGCAGTTCTTCGTTGTCGATTTTTCCGAACTCCAGCGGTCGGAGCGTTTTCTGGTCAATCACGCAGTAGCCAGACTGCACATTGCCGGGGTCAATAGCGATGATGGGCATCACAGGTACGACCTCCCAAACTCCTGAATAAACCGGGCTTCCGGCCAGCCGTAGTGTTCCATAGCCTTTTTCTGCGCCCAGCACTTCAGCCGGAGATCAGCATCACGGTTGTTGTGGATGGCAGTCGGGCCGTTCTGATGGCACCACGGGCAAAGCGTCACCCACAGGCCCAAACGCTTGCTCTTTGCCCGGTAG